GGTAGCTGGTCAATTAGCGGTAGATGCAAATTACTTATATGCATGTGTTGCTACCAACACATGGAAAAGAGTTGCTATTGCTGGTTGGGTTTAATAAATTAAAATAAAATAAAATGGAAAAGATAAAAAAAGTAGTTACATCACCATTATTCTTATCAGCAGTAGCTGGTGGAATAGGATTAGCATTACTAATTAAGGGTGATATATTATACGCTGGCATCGCATTTGGTGTAGGTGTAAGAGAGTTCTTATTAGCGTTCAAGGACGCATAACAATCAAAATAAAATATAATGGAAGATAAAATGACTCAAGAGGAGTTGGACCAGTTGCGTTCACTTCAAAAGAACCTATTTGATGCACGCCTAGACCTAGGAGATGTTCAGGTAGCAATTTCACGATTAGAAACAAAAAAGAAATCCTTAGTATTTGATGTAGAAACTAATTCAGCAGAGTTAGGTAATTACCAGGATGGTCTTAATAAAAAGTACGGTGATAAGAAAGTAAACCTGGAGACAGGTGCGTTGTCGTAATGATTAGAAAGATATCTATAGGGGCTGATTATAAATCTAGTGCCATGCATTATGTGTTGGGGCAAGATGTGCTGGGTGGTAGTCATAAAATACATCACATAAGGCAAGAATCAGATAATAGTATTAGGATATGGATTCTAAAAGGAGATGAGGTTTATCTCTGGAAAGAATTTAATTCTAATATGCCTATATCTATCGAGTATAACATAAACTTTTAAGTAATGGAAGAAACAGAGTTAAAGCAGAGAATAAAAAAGTTAGAAGAACTTTTAACGGGTGATATGATGCAGGATATGGATATTAAGGATGAGATTCATAATATTGAAATGAAAATAAACGGCACTAAACCTACAGACTCGCACTTTGACTGCATTGGCTGTGGTTCATGAGGTCTACCTTTCAGTTCTTAGTAAAACCTGTAGATGGCAAGAGATATAGTCACACTAAAAAGATAGGTGATAAAGATTTTATTGTTAGCTCATCACAGGAGGACCATAAGGCAACCAATAGGTTTGCTGAGGTATTATCTATTCCTATAAATTATAACGGAGAAATTCAGGTAGGCGACACACTACTTGTTCATCATAATGTATTCAGGAAGTATTACGATATGAAGGGCAGAGAAAAAAGTGGACCTTCTTTTTTTATGAATGACTTATTCTTGATTGATTTTGACCAATTCTTTTTATATAAAACAAAGGATGGTTGGAAGGCTCCATCTCCCTATTGTTTTGTAACACCTGTGGATAAGAAAGAGTCATTATTAAAAACAAAAGATATAGAGCAAGAGCTTATAGGTAACATTCGGTACGCTAATAAAGAAATGGTATCTATGGGTTTAAAGGAGGGTGATTTAATATCCTTTCAACCAGAGAGTGAGTATGAGTTTAATGTGGAGGGGGAAAAAATGTATAGGATGTTTACAAAAAATATTTGTATATTACTATGATGGACATTAAAAAAATCAAGGAGGATATAATAAAAGCTGGTGAGTTAGCTGTTAAGCAGCTGGTAAAGGTAGCTAAGGAAGAGATTATAAAGCCCGACCCTGATGATGAGCTGGCTGCTGATAGATTAAAGAATGCAGCCGCTACAAAAAAGCTCGCTATTTTTGATGCCTTTGAGATTTTAAACAGAATAGAGGCTGAAAGAGCTATGCTTGAAGAATCAATCTCTAGTACCAAAAAAATATCTACTGGTGGATTCGCAGAACGAAGGTCAAGATAATCTTGATTTACATAAGGTTATAAAGTTAGATGTAACCACATCTACTATTACTACTAAAAATAAGGCTAAATCCTGGAAGTACGGATACAATCAAAAGTATGACGTTGTGATTATTTCAAAGGATGGTACTCTAGGTGAGGTATATGAAATAAATGGTATTAAAATAGGACTACCTAAAACACCAACAGATTTAAAAAAGGGTGATAATAAGTGGGTAGCTCAACACTACCCAAAAGAACTTAGTAAGATACGAACAATTTTTGACTGGAACAAGCGAGACAACCTTTTTAAGGATAAATGGGTAGACTACATCGAGTCAGAATTTGATAGGAGAGAGGATGGTCATTGGTTCATAAATAATGGACAACCTACCTACCTTACGGGTTCTCACTACATGTATCTTCAGTGGACTAAGATAGATATTGGTAAGCCTGATTTTAGAGAATCGAATAGATTATTCTATATATTCTGGGAGGCGTGTAAGGCTGATAATAGGAGCTTTGGGATGTGTTACCTAAAAAATAGACGTTCAGGATTTTCTTTTATGGGGTCTGAAGAGTGTGCTAATATAGGAACAATATCAAAAGATTCAAGAATAGGTATACTATCTAAAAGTGGTAGTGATGCTAAAAAAATGTTTACCGACAAGGTTGTACCTATAACCCTTAATTATCCTTTCTTTTTTAAACCCATACAGGATGGTATGGATAGACCTAAAACTGAGCTTGCCTTTCGTGTTCCTGCTAGTAAGATTACTAAAAAGAATATGTATAATACAGAGGATGATGAGTTGGATGGGTTAGATACTACTATAGATTGGAAGAATACTGACGATAACTCCTATGATGGAGAGAAATTATTATTACTAGTCCATGATGAAAGTGGGAAGTGGTTAAAACCAAATAATATATTAAATAACTGGAGGGTTACTAAAACATGCCTTAGATTAGGTAGTAGAATTATAGGTAAGTGTATGATGGGCTCTACATCTAACGCATTAGATAAGGGTGGTGATAACTTTAAGAAGTTATATGAAAACTCTAGTCCTTTTGAACGAAATGCTAATGGACAAACAAAGTCAGGTTTATATTCTTTGTTTATTCCTATGGAGTGGAACTTTGAGGGATATATAGATGAGTTTGGAATGCCAGTGTTCTATACTCCAGATAAACCAATTAAAGGAGTAGATGGGGCGTGGATAAAAACAGGTGTTATTGATTACTGGCAGAATGAGGTAGATTCATTAAAATCAGATGCTGATGCACTAAATGAATTTTATCGTCAGTTTCCTAGAACCGAATCTCACGCATTTAGGGATGAGAGTAAGTCATCTATATTTAATCTAACTAAAATATATCAGCAGATAGATTATAACGATTCATTAATAAAGGATAGGTATTTAACACGGGGAAGTTTTCACTGGAAGGATGGTATTAAAGATACTAAGGTGGTATGGACACCTAACAGAAATGGTAGGTTCTTAGTTTCATGGATACCAGAGGAGAGATTACGAAATAATGTGTTTAAGAAAAATGGTAAGTATCACCCAGGAAATGAACACCTAGGTTCGTTTGGTTGTGACCCCTATGATATATCAGGAACGGTAGTTGGTAAGGGCTCTAATGGTTCATTACATGGTCAGACTAAATTTAACATGGACAACTGCCCATCAAATGAATTTTTCTTAGAGTACATAGCTAGACCTCAAACCGCAGAGATATTCTTTGAGGAGGTGTTAATGGCTTGTATATTCTATGGGATGCCTGCCTTAATAGAGAATAACAAGGCTAGGATACTATATCACTTTAAAAATAGAGGATATCGTCACTTTTGTATGAATAGACCAGATAAGACCTATAATAAGCTCTCTAAGACAGAAAGAGAGCTTGGGGGTATGCCTAACTCGTCTGAGGATATAAAACAAGCACACGCATCAGCTATCGAGTCCTATATAGAGAAACATGTAGGTTTTGATATGGAGGGTACATATAGGGATTCTGAGGAGATAGGTTCTATGTTTTTTAGTAGAACATTAATAGATTGGGCTAAGTTTGACATCAACAATAGGACCAAACATGATGCATCTATTAGCTCAGGACTTGCAATTATGGCAAATCAGAAGCATATTTACACCCCAACTAAAGAAGAGTCAAAAATATCTGTTATCTTTGCAAGATATAGTAACAAAGGAAACATAAGCCAAATCATTAAATAAATGAAGGAATCTACCATAGCAGTAAATCCTACTAATTTTCCCAATCAATTAGCTACTGATGCTCAGAAGGCATCGGATGAGTATGGATTACAGGTAGGTAAATCAATCCAGTATGAATGGTTTAAGAGGTCAGGGAATAGTTGTAAGTATTACAACCAGTGGGTTGACTTTCATAAACTACGATTATACGCAAGAGGGGAACAATCCGTAGCTAAGTATAAAAGTGAGTTAGCCGTAGATGGTGACTTATCTTATTTAAATCTAGACTGGACACCTGTTCCTATTATCCCTAAATTTGTGGATATAGTAGTTAATGGGATGTCTGACAGGTTATTTACTGTTCAGGCGTATGCTCAGGATGCTATGGCGGCTGATAATAGGAAGTCATACCAGAACATGATAGAGGCAGATATGGTAGCTAAAGATTTCTTACTTCAAAGTAAGGAACAGTTTGGTATAGATGCATTTAATACAAAGGCTGAGAATTTACCAGCGGATGACCAAGAACTTCAACTTCACATGCAGCTTAACTATAAGCCAGGGATAGAGATTGCAGAGGAAGAAGCCATAAATACTTTACTAGAACAAAATCATTACGCAGATATTCAAAAAAGATATAACTACGACATTACTACTGTAGGTATGGGATGGGTAAAGCATGAGTTCTTACCTAATTCAGGGGTTAAGGTTAGTTATGTAGACCCAGCAACATTAGTATATAGCTATACTGAGTCTCCATTTTTTGAGGATTGTTTTTATTTTGGTGAGGTTAAGCAAGTGCCAATTACAGAGCTTATTAAGATAAATCCTGATATAACAAAAGAGGAATTACAAGAAATTTCCGATACTAGTTCAGGTTGGTATAATTACTATGGTGTAACACAACAATACCAGAATGATATTTTTAAGAAAGATGTTGTTACATTATTGTATTACAATTATAAAACAGATAAGAAATTTGTTTATAAGAAAAAATATTTAGAGAACGGTGGTGAAAGAGTAGTGAGGAAAGATGAGAACTTTAATCCACCCGAAGGAACAGAGGAAAGATTCGAGAGAATAGAGAAAAGAATTGATGTGTGGTATGAGGGTATTCTGATACTAGGTAGTAATAGACTACTTAAGTGGGAACTTTCTAAGAACATGGTTAGACCTAAATCTGCCTCTCAGTATGCATTACCTAATTATATTGGTGTGGCACCACGAATGTATAAAGGTATTGTAGAGTCATTGGTTAGGAGAATGACCACCTTTGCTGATTTAATTCAGATGACACACCTTAAACTACAACAAGTAATTGCTAAGGTAGTTCCAGATGGTGTGTATATAGATGCGGATGGGATAAATGAGGTGGACCTTGGAACAGGTGCGGCTTATAACCCAGAGGATGCATTGAAGATGTACTTCCAAACAGGTAGTGTTATCGGCAGGAGCTTTACACAGGATGGTGAATTTAATCACGGTAAAATTCCTATTCAGGAGTTAAATTCTAATAGTGGACAAGCTAAGATGGCTAGTTTAATTAGTACCTATAATCATTACCTAGGAATGCTTAGGGATGTAACAGGTTTAAATGAGGCTAGGGATGGTTCCACTCCAGACCCTAATGCATTAGTAGGGGTTCAGAAATTAGCGGCACTAAACTCCAATACAGCCACTAGACACATACTAGATGGTAGTTTATTTATTACTAGAAAATTAGCGGAGGCATTATCTGTAAGGGTTGCTGATGTATTAGAGTATTCTGACTTCAGGGAAGAATTTGCAAATCAAATTGGAAAATATAATGTAAATATTTTAGAGGACATAAATAATTTATATCTCCATGATTTTGGAATATTTATTGAAGTTTCTCCAGATGAGGAACAAAAAGCTCAACTTGAGGCTAATATACAGATGGCACTTAGTAGAGACCAAATTACGCTTGAGGATGCTATTGATATTCGTCAGATTAAGAATATTAAGATGGCAAATGAGCTTCTTAAGGTTAAAAGAAAAAATAAAGAAAAGCAAGACGTTGATAGAGAGAATGAAAAAATGCAGATGCAATCGCAGATAAATATGCAGTCTCAACAAGCGGCAGCTCAATCAGCGATTCAGCAATCACAAGCGGAGATGCAGTCTAAGATACAGATTAAGCAGGCTGAGATAGCATTTGAGATTGAGAAGATGAACGCAGAGGCTCAACTTAAGAAAGAATTAATGCAGGTAGAGTTTAATATGCAGATGCAGATTAAAGGACAAGAGGCGGAGGCGTTAAAGACAAGAGAAAATGAGAGAGAGAAAGGTAAGTCAGAAAGGATTAGCCAGCAGTCTACTCAAACATCAAAGATAGTTAATCAAAAGAAAAATGACCTACCACCAATAGATTTTGAATCTAATGAGGATAGTTTAGATGGTTTTGATTTAGCTGAATTTGAGCCTAGATAAATATAAAAAAGTTTATTACCTTTGTAATCAGAGAATTAAATTAAATTAAAATAAAATATAATGGACGGATTTAAAGTAAAAGAGGTTAGTGCGGAACCTGAAAAGTCAAAACAGCAGATAGAGGCTGAACTTTTAGAAAAACACGAGCAACAGTTTGAGGATGTAGATGCACCTAAAACAGAAGAGAAAGTAGTTGTAGAGGAGCCAGTAAGTGAGAAAGAAGAAGTAACTACCGAGCCAACAGAAGAGGTTGAGCAAAAAGAATTACAAGATACTGACGTTCTTTCATATATAAAGAATAGGTATAAGGATAAAGAAATTAACTCTATTGAAGAGTTATTTGAGCAGAGAGAAAGTAACGAGGAGCTTCCAGAGGATGTTTCTACTTTCTTAAAGTTTAAAAAAGAAACTGGAAGAGGAATCAATGACTTTGTTAAGTTAAATAAAGATTTTGATACAGCTAACCCAGATAGCCTCTTGGCTGATTATTGGTCTGAAACCAAAACACATCTAGATGATGATGATGTAGCCTTTGAATTAGAACAAAGGTTTGGTTATGATGAAGAAATGGATGAGGAAGCGGAGATTAGAAAGATTAAGATTGCCAAGAAAGAAGAGCTTGTAAAAGCAAAGGAGTATTTTAACAAACAGAAGGAGCAGTACAAATTGCCACTTGAGTCAAGTAGTGATTTTGTTCCAGAGGGGGAGAAGGAAAACTACAATGCTTACAAGAAATATGCTGAAGAATCTAAAGATTTGCAGCAGCAAAGTTTAAAAAGACAGGAGTACTTTTTAGATAAGACTAATAAACTATTCTCTGATGAGTTCAAAGGTTTTGAATTTAAGGTAGGGGAGAGGGAGTTAACTTATAAGCCTGGCAATCCAGAGCAACTAAAGAAAGCTCAGTCTAATGTTACTAACTTTATTAGCAGTCATGTTAATGAGGACGGTTACTTAAAGGATGCTAATGCGTATCACAGAGCTCTATCAGTAGCGATGAACCCTGAGGCTTTTGCGAAGTATTTTTACGAGCAAGGGCAAGCAGATGCAATCGGTGATGTAACTAGGGAGTCTAAAAATGTAGACATGCCAGTTAGAAAAGCATCAGAGAGTGTATCTAAGGGGGGATATAAAGTTACTGCTGTGAGTGAAGAAAGAGGTTCGGGAAGGCTACGAATAAGAAGTAAAAAAAAATAACTAAAAACTAAAAAAAATGGCAGGAGCTATAACAGGTGCAGCTGGACAACCAGCGTTAACACCATCATCAAGTAAGTCAACGCTACCTAGTAACTATATTACTAGCTTTGACTTTTTAACACAATACTTACCAGATACTTATGAAAGAGAATTTGAGAGATATGGAAACAGGTCTATCAACGCTTTCTTAAGAATGGTAGGGGCAGAAATGCCAACAAACTCTGACCTTATTAAATGGGAAGAGCAAGGAAGATTACATACTAAGTTTCAAGGAGTAACATTAGGGAGTTATACTGGAGCTGAAACTGTTCAAACACTAACATTCACAGCAAATCATAATTTAAGAGTAGGTCAAACTATTATTATTTCTGATGAAACAGCTGGTTCAGCTTTAAGTAATAAAGCTATTGTTACAGATGCTGCTCCAGGAGGTGTTTTAACAGCGGCTACTGTAGCTTATTATGAGGCTACTCAAGCAGCTTTTGTAGCGGCAAGCACAATGACTGTATTTGTATATGGTTCTGAGTTTGCTAAAGGTGCTCAGGGAATGGTTGGTTCTTTAGAGGCTGACCCTGTAATCTTTGACAACAAACCAATTATCATAAAAGACAAGTACATTGTTGCTGGTTCAGATATGGCTCAAATTGGTTGGGTTGAAGTAACATCAGAAAATGGTGCAGATGGATACCTTTGGTACATCAAGTCTGAGCACGAGACTCGTCTAAGATTTGACGACCAATTAGAAATGTCTATGGTTGAAGGTGTTCCAGCGGCAGCTGGTTCGGGTGTTGCGGCAATAGCAGCAACTACAAATCTTGGTAATCAAGGTACCGATGGTATGTTCCATACTATCGAAAATAGAGGAAATGTTTGGTCTGGTGGTAATCCAACAGCGTTAGCTGATTTTGATGCTATCATCCAAAGATTAGACAAGCAAGGTGCAATTCAAGAGAATGTTCTTTTTGTTAACAGACAAATGGGATTTGATATTGATGACATGTTAGCTGCTCAAAACTCTTACGGTGCAGGTGGTACTTCTTACGGATTGTTTGACAATGACGAAGAAATGGCACTTAACCTTGGATTCTCAGGATTCAAAAGAGGATATGAGTTCTACAAGTCTGATTGGAAATACCTTAACGATGCTACCTTAAGAGGTGGTTTAGTTGGTGGTGCAGTAAATGGTGTATTAGTTCCAGCTGGTTCTACTAATGTATACGACCAGGTTATGGGTAAAAATGCTCGTAGACCTTTCTTACACGTTAGATACAGAGCTTCTGAGACTGAAGACAGACGTTACAAGACTTGGATAACAGGTTCTGCTGGCGGTGCTGCTACAAGTGACCTTGATGCAATGGAAGTAAACTTCCTTTCTGAGAGAGCACTTTGTACATTAGGTGCAAACAACTTCTTTATCTTTAAGAGTTAAGAAGTATAAATAATACAGGGGAGGTTAATCCCTCCCCTTTTTTTAAATTTAAAATTAAATAAAATGAAATTACAATTAAAAGATAGAATTTATATTCTAAAAACTAAAGCGACTCCGCTTAGTTTTATGCTGGCTTCCAGAAACACAAGAAGATACCCATTAATGCATTTCGATGAAGAGAAACAAGTAAATAGAGCTTTACGATATGCGAGAAACCAAAAAACTCCTTTTGAGGATGAGCAGGATGATAATGCTATATTAGAACCTGTAGTATTCGAGGATGGGTTTTTAAGAGTCCCAAAAAATAATCCAGTATTGCAATTATTTTTAAGCCTACACCCAGGATTTGGACAAATATTTGATGAAGTAAACACAGAGAGAGAAGCCTCTGATGATGTTGAGTCTATGGATATTGAATTAGATGCAGAGATTGCAGCTAAGGAAATGTCTATTGAGATGGCTGAATCTATTGCTAGGGTTCTTATGGGCTCAAGGGCTGATAAGTTAAGTAGTGCTGAATTAAAAAGAGATGTGCGTTTATACGCTAGAAACAATCCTGTAGAGTTTTTAGAGATGTTGGATGACCCAATGTTACAACTTCAGGATTTAGCTCAAAAAGCTTTAAGTAAAGGTTTATTAACCCTAAGAAATAATAAGAGGGATATTTACTTTGGTTTAAAAGATAACAAGAAAAAGATGATGACTATTCCTTTTGGGGAAGAGCCAGTATCTGCATTAGCTGCATACCTTCAGACAGATGAGGGAATAGATGTAATGACGATGTTAGAAAAAAAGTTAAAGTAAAACGTAACCTTTTAAAAGAACTTACGTATAGGTAAGTGTTTGTTTATTCATAATTCATGTTATGTTTATTGGTTAAAAGAAGGGGCTTTCGAGTCCCTTTTTTTTATTACCTTTGTACTTTATTAACTCATAAATTTTTTTATTATGCAAAAATTCTTAAACATCAAAGGTGCTGCAGCTGCAGCTTTTGAAGGAAATCAGTTGGTTTCTCTTAATGGTATAAAAACTATTAGAGCTGCTACAGCTACAGCTACAACTACAGTAATTTCTTATGAAGACGGAACAGCTACCACTATTACAACAGCAGCTACAACTGCTTTTAGTGTACAAGTACAACTTCAAGAGGCAGTAAAAGCTGCGTTAGAAACTTCATGGGCAAACCCTGTTTATGATGTAGTATTAACTTTAACTCCAGTTAGTATTGTAAATGCTTAACAAGAGTTTTATTTAAGAACTAATTAAGAGGACTTTTTATAGGTCCTCTTTTTTTATATTTACTTAAAAAACAACAAGTCCCTTTTTTTTCTTTATCTTTGTATCAAAGAAATTTTAAATGATTAATGAGGTTAGAAATACAGTCATGGCAATCCTTAATAAGGATAACAATGGCTACGTAACTCCTGAAGAGTTTAACCTGTTCGCAAAGCAGGCTCAACTTGAGCTATTCGAGGAATATTTCTATGACTATAAGAATGCATTAAACCTACAGAATAAGCGATTAATGAATAGTGGGTATGCAGACATTCCTAAACAATTAGCAGAGGTTATAGATTTATTTACAAAAAAAGAAACAGGACTTACTTATGTTGGTGGTACCACATCTTTTACATTACCCACAGACTGGTATACATTAAACGTGGTTTATTATAATACTACCACTGAGGTAGAGAGAGTTAACCAGAATAAGATTAACCAGCTGGTAATGTCTAACATTACAGCCCCCACTACTACATACCCTGCGTATTACTTAACAGGTGCTAGCAATTCATCACCAACACCCACATCACCAGGTAATTCAATAATAGTATATCCATCAACCATAACAAACAACATAGATGTTCTATATGTACGCTATCCATCTAACCCTAAGTGGACCTATAATACAGTATCTGGGTCACCTGTATTTAATCAGTCAGCTGCCGACTACCAAGACTTTGAGTTACCTCTGTCAGACCAAGATACTCTTGTTTTTAAGATATTGGAGTATGCTGGTGTTAATATTAGAGAACCAGGTGTAACATCTTTTGCAGCACAGGAAGAGTCTATTAACGACCAAAAAGAAACATAATGGCATATATAACTAACTATCAATACTACACCAACTCAGGTACAGTGCCTCAGAATGCAAATTGGGGGGAGTACCAATACGTATCACTAAAAGATATCGTTAACAATTTTATGTTAATGTATGTAGGTGATGATAAGTTGGTTAATAATATTACTAGATATAATGTATTGTTTCACGCTAAGAGAGGTATTCAAGAGATTAACTACGATGCATTAAGAAACATAAAGGTATTACAGCAATCCGTAGGTGATGACTTAAGATTTATTCTTCCTCCTGACTACGTAAACTATGTACGTATATCAGTAGAGAAGGATGGTATATTATTCCCTTTACACGAAAATAGTCAGATTAATTATGCTGATGAGTACCTAAAGGATAATAATGGTAATTTATTATTCGACCAGAATGGGGAGGTATTAGAAGAAGAATTATCTCAATTAGATAGAGATAGATTAGCAGGATTACCTAAGCAACAGTTTTTAGAGAACGGATTAAGATACGGAGATTGGGGTTGGTGTGTAGACGGTAGTTGGTATTTTAACTACCGAGTAGGTGGATACTATGGATTAGATACCTCTAAGGCTAATGTAAACGACAGTTTTAGAATTAATAAACAGTCAGGTGTTATTAACTTTAGCTCAGGTGTTAATGCTCAATCTATAGTACTAGAGTATGTATCTGATGGTATGGAAAATGGTGCTGATGATTCGGTTACAATCAACAAACTAGCAGAGGACTACCTATACAGCTACATTAGATGGGCTATTTTAGATAATAAGATAGATACCCAGGAGTATGTAGTAAGGAGAGCTAAGAAAGAGAAAATGGCTAAACTTAGAAACGCTAAGATTAGATTAAGCAATATGCACTCTGGGAGATTATTGATGACTCTAAGAGGCAGAGATAAGTGGATTAAATGAGGTTAATTAAAAGTTTCATACAAGGTATTATGAACAAAGACCTTGATGAACGTCTGATTCCAGACGGTCAGTATAGGGATGCGTTGAATATCGAAGTGTCTGCATCTGAGGGTGCAGGAGTAGGGGCGTTAGAGAATATCAAGGGTAATACCAACGCTAGTAATCAAACATTTATAGGTACAGCTAAAACTATTGGGGCGATTGCTGATGAGGCTAATAATAATATCTACTGGTTTGTTACAGATTCTGATTTTGATTACGTTCTTAAGTACAGTGAAGTTACTACCGTCACCACTACTTTATTAAAAGATACTAAAGGTAAGGTATTAAATTTTGATGCTAATTATTTAATTACTGGCGTTAATATTATAGATGATTTATTATTCTGGACCGATAATTTAAATCCTCCACGTAGATTAAATGTAAAAAAATATTACGCACCTAATATTGCCCCTTCGTTTGATTCTTTTTATGAGGATGATATTTCCGTTATAGTAAAGCCTCCCGTTAATTCACCGTTAATTCAATTAGTTAATGCCGCTACTGCCTATCAAGAAAATAATTTAAGGTATAAATTTATACAGTTTGCCTGTAGGTATAAGTATGAGAATGATGAGTATAGTGCTATATCTCCTTTTTCTTCCACCGCATTTCGTCCTGGAGTATATAGTTATGATTTTGGTGATGGTGAGTTTGATTCTATGACTAATTCTTACAATAGAGTTTCGGTAGATTACTTTATAAATGGTTCTAATCCAGGCTCAGGATGGGTTCCCGACCCTAGAATAAAAGAAATTCAGTTATTATTTAGAGACACAGAAAGTACTAATATTAATATTATTGAGTCATTTAAAATTGAAAATATTGTTAATAATGCTTCATTAGGTATTGACGCTAATGGTAGGTTTACTAATATTTTTGATAATAGTAAAATATACACGGTATTACCTCCTGATGAGATTACTAGATTATTTGACAATGTACCACTAAAAGCTAAAGCCCAAGAATTAATAGGTAGTAGAATTGCTTATGGAAACTATGTTCAGTTCTATGATATAGCAAATAGTAATGGTGCCTCTATAGATATAGATTATGATTTAGAAGTATTCCCGTTAACACTACCCAATACTATACCTCTTCCTACGTTTAGGAGTGATAGAGATTATGAGATAGGTATTGTTTATTTAGATGACTACAGTAGGATGACTACTGTTTTAACTGCTAATACTAATACCATTCATATTCCTCCTACTAATTCATTCACTGCTAATGACATTAGGGTGTCTATAAATAATGAAGCCCCAGCGTTTGCTAATAAATATAGATTATTTATTAAACAACCTAAGGGAAATTATTATAATATATTTCCTATATATTATTTTGTTGATGAAGTTTTTAGGTGGTTTAGAATAAATAATTCCGATATAGATAAATTAAAAATCAATGATTATATTATATGTAAGAGCTATGCAGGAAGTCCTACTGAAGTAGCTACTCAATATAAAGTTATAGATATCCAAAATCAACTTGAAAACTTTTTAGATGATGGTGGATTTCAACCCGAAGGGTTGTATTTTAAAATAAAAGTGGATGATAGTTCTTTGTTTAATGGTGATGATGTATTTAATAGAGCTTATATAACGGCTCATTGGAGTAAATACCCTACAGGAACTAACGCATCCTTATCTACAGTTAAAGACTGGATAAACACACTTCCTGATGCATTTGGTAATAGAAAAAGAATACCTATTGTAAACATTCCTGTTTATTATGGATTATCGTCCACTCACAATAAATTATCTTTAATTCCCTTCACTAGTGGTGCTAATACTTTTGGCGAAAATGAAACATTTTCACAGTTTATTAATGACGCTAGGTATAAAATAACTATAGATGGAACCGATACTTTTCATTGGGATGTATTTACTTCGTCAGGATATGTTAGATGTCAAGGAACGGAGAATACACCTATAGATGCAACAAATGGAAATAATATAAATAACACTAATACTACTAGTCCTATTTTATTTAAAATATTATTTTCTAATAATAGTGGATATAAAACAGGTGATTATTGGATAGTAAATATTCATTGTAAAAACTGGAAAAATATTTTTAATAATTATATTAATTTCGATTCTAACACTCCTCAACAAGCCGCTTTATTACCCTCTAATAATTCATGGTTTACAACTCCTACTGGAGAAACAGTTAGTTACCCACAAACCTCTGCTAATGCAAATTTTTTTACTATTGACAGGACTATAAGTGCAGGAGCTAGGATAAAAATAAGAATAAGAGATGTAAGTGGTGTTCAACGTACTAGCGGAGGCGTTAGTCCTGCTGGGGCTGGTTTAAATTGGCAGGAATGGCAAGAGTGGACATCTCCATTACAGTACGTTAATATAGAGGAATGGTTTTGGGAAAGTGGTGCGTATAGAGATTTTATTCATCTAGACACCACAGGTAATGATTTAGGTTTTTCTAGGGTTTTCTTTAGAAGAGGATTTGGTATTGAGCAAGATACAGGTGGTATAGTAGGAACTGGTGATGTTTATAACATATTATCTCAAACTACAGGTAATTCAACTCCTCCACAACAATCTAACTGGTCTGCTTATACCGCTAGAAAAACAGTATTTATGGGTATTCGAGGAACAGGAGCTCCTCATCAAGGTACTCCAAATAGAAGAGGATTTATTGAGGCTCAATTTCAAATTATACAACAAACAAATAATAATGTTTTTGAAACTATTCCTATAGAAAATCCTGCCGATATTTATTACGAACTTAGTGAAACATTAGACATCATTAATGGGGCTCACCAGGGTAACTTAGGTGCAACCTCTAATCAAAGCTTGACATCTAATTCTCCAGCGGTAGTGAGTTTAAATACCACTACTAAACCTTCGGCAACTACATCTGACACAGAAAACAGTATGTACAACGCTTATTGTTTTGGTAATGGAGTAGAGGGACTTCGGATACGAGGAGATTTTAATGCTCCTACATTAAAGTATTCTCCACGAACAAGCTCTGTTATAGAGGATTATAAACAACAACGAGTAGAGGAAGCTATAACTTATAGTGGTATATATAGAGAAAACACAGGCATAAATAACCTAAATGAGTTTAATTTATCGTTAGCTAACTTTAAGTACGTAGATAAGTTCTTTGGTTCTATTCAGAAACTACACGCTAGAGATACAGACTTAGTAACCTTTCAAGAGAATAAAGTATCTAAAATATTATACGGTAAAAACTTACTTAGTGATGCAGTAGGTGGTGGTACTATAGCATCTATACCACAGGTATTAGGAACACAAATAACCTTTACAGGTGAGTATGGAATAAGTAAAAACCCAGAGAGTTTTGCTACGTGGGGTAATGATATGTACTTTACAGATGCTAGGCGAGGGGCTGTAATAAGGTTAGGTAATAATGGTATGTTTGAGATATCTTCTCTAGGTATGAGGGATTACTTTAAGGATTTATTTGTATCTAATACTAACACTCAAAAAATAGGAGCTATAGACCCATTTAAAGAGAGATATGTACTTGCTAATAATGATACGCCAGTTTCACCTTGTATTTTTAACACTGCCTTTGGGTTTAAATCTTATATAACTGGTAATTCAAGTACGGGGTCCATTAGTGTAACATCTAATACAGATTGGGTGGTTACGTGGGTAGGTGCATGGGTGACAGTTAATGGTCAAGCATCTCCATATGCAGGAGAGGATTCTGAAATTATAACCGTGGATTTTGGTGCTAATGGAACAGGTGCCGATAGAACGGTTACTATTGCCTTTACTGCCTGTGGTGTAAGTTATCCATTTGTTATTACTCAGTCAGGAAAAACTAACCTTATTAGAAAGGTAATAGTACTTGGCAATGGAGTAGATAGTGGATTAGTAGCTAATCAACAGTATGACTTTACTAGTAATACTACAGGTGGTGATATAGATTTCGATGGGGTAACACTACTACAAAGGTCATTAGCATTAGATAATAGTTTTGACTCTTTTGAAGGTGTTGACTCTATCCCTGTGTCTGGAGATACGGTTACACTAAAAGCAGGCGTAACTGGAACGTCAACTGTAAAACCATTTAATCCTAACTTTGGAAATTCTTTAAGGTACTTAGTGTCTAATGTAGAGTATACAGAGGAGGATATAAAAACATTAATATTATTATCTACCGCTACTGTACCTGCTATTGTAGGTAGTAACTATGAGGGGTCATTTACATTTACTAGAACTACCGAAAAGTTCTTGTATTTAATATATGACTATAGGAATAATATTACACCACCTGCTACACTTACAAGTAGTGCATCTATTAGTGGAACGGTTAATTCTATTGTAGACTACACCAACAGACGAGGAAATATTACTATTAGGTGTACTCCTTCAGGGGTTAACACCTTCTATGTTAAGTGGAATAATAGAATAGTGGGGCAAGCTATTAATGTAGCTGTTCTTACAGATATTACTTTCTTTAAGAATGATTTACTTCCTGGTGAGGTAGAGGTTATTGCTGAGGGTGGAGGAGCATTTACAGCTCAAGCAGGAGCCACCACCTTAGCATCATTTGCTATAGACACCACTGATGATACAGTAACAAGTGTGTGTGCAGCTACTACATCTCCAGATACTAGGTATCACTCAGGAGCTCCTGGATTACCAGCGGTAGGTGATGTAGTCTATAATGAATTAAGTGGATTAAATGCTTATGACGGTAATAATGCCTTCCATAGAATAGGGCCTGCACCTACAACAGATTATGCGGTTATTGATACTGGAGGATTAGTATTAGCGGTAGGAAGTTGTTCATCGTGTACTGAGGTTGCGGTGCCTGTTATTACTCAACCTGCTATTGAGCTTGAGTTAGGTCAGTCAATTACTCTTAATCTTCCTGTCACTAATAATCCAATTAGTTTTGCGGTTATTACTACATGTAACACTTATCAATTAAATGGAGGTACCGATGGTGCGGTGTTTACTACTACAGATTGTACTACTGGAGCTACTATACGCACAACAGTAGAGATTAATTCATTCCAAGATGTATGTACCACCACTGTTCCAGTAGTAGTATCGGGTACAGGGACATCATCACTAAACGGAACCTGTGATGAAGAGGTATTACCTCTAGGGATTTCCTTAGATAAATTAAGTGGAACACTAAGCGGTACCGCAAATACCCCAGGTGTATATCCATTTAACATAACAGCGACTAATTGTTTTGGAACTAGTGTTTCTACACCTATTACTATAACTATTAATCCTAGTACTACCAATAGAAGGTTTAACATGGATAGTGCGAGTCCTGAGACCACTAGT